GTTGTGGGTCTTCACCTTCTAGGCAGTAGTAGTCTTTAACCAGACTCTGTGCCTGTGCAGATAGGTATTCGTTACGCCCGTAATCCAGTTTAATTCCTAAGTACTCACTCATCTTTAACAAATACTCCGTCAACCATCTTACCTTTACGCTGAGCAATCACGCCATAGGCTTGGCATAGGCTCTCGTATGCTGACAAACCCTGCAGTTCAGCCAAGATAATCAACACAACCTGCATGTCACCAATAGCATCCGCAATTTCTTCTTTGTTATTCGCAGCAATAGCATCAACCAATTCGTTGTGCTCTTCAGCCAACTTATCTAGCTGTCCTGCTACTGTACCTGCAGCAAGAATGCCACGATCTTTTGCCCAACCTAATACTAAGTGTTCCATGTTATAGCTCATCGTCTGTTCCTAGTTCGTAATCAGCATCGTCACTGAATACATCGTCAATTTCTAAATCTTCCTCAAGGTAGTCGCGCTTGTCTTCGACTACATCTTGGAAGCGGTCTACGATCTGACCACTCTTAATGTCTAGTACCTCAAGCAGCAGAGTTTCCTCTAACTGCTTAAGGCGTTCACATAACTCATTGAATGTCATACGTGATCAAGCATCTTAGATAGGTAGTGTTGTGCCTTCTCCAAGTCTTGCTTGCCTCCTTTATCTTCCCAACGACTCATGTACTTTATCACGTTGCCCCATAGGTAGCCAGTGAATTGCTCTTCAGACATGATAGCTTCCATGTATTCCCATGGCTGTATCGATTTCTGATAGTGCTCACCGCCTACCTGATGTTGATCGGGAAAGAAAGTAGGATCATTCTCCAAGCTATCTTTAACCCAGTCAAGGAACTCTGGATCGTGCATTACATTCTCGAATGTGTATTGAACCTTACCCATACTTCCTCCGTAGGTAGTTGATAGATACTGGAAGCTCATCGAAGCTACCGTTGTTAACCTCATGGAACATCCAGATACCAGACCAACTGCCGTTAGTTTGTGGTGTCAGGTAGTCTTCGTCATGTACATAATAGATACCTGCGAAGAGACCAGTAACACTAGTGCCGTCAGCCTTACGTGCGAAGGCGATGTCTCTGTCTTGAACGTGGCCCATGACACACGACATCATTTTCTTCTGCAGCATTAGCTTAGCACTACTCACTGGTCTACCCATAACACCAGATGTGAAGTAGTGACAGTACACAATACCATCTACTACTACGGGTTCTAAGAAGTCATAGACCTCCCAACCCATCTCTTCTAGTTTCAGATCGTGGTATCCAATTAGCCCTTCTAGCTTTGCATCGGATTCAATAGCACGCTCAATGCGTTGCTCGTGATTGCCCAATGTAAAGACAAGGCGTGGATTCCAACGCTTCTTTTTGTTGATGCGTAGTCGCTCCTGTTCCTCAAGTATAGGAGTCATGAATGCTTCCATACCTGTGATACCTGCTGCGATGTCGTCAGCGTAGCGTCTACCTTCAAATGATTTCTTACCTACGTCATACACTGATAGCGAAGGCATGTCCCAGTGATCGCCTAAGTGCACGATAACATCTGGCTTCTTCTCAACAGCGTACTGTCCTGCCCATGTTAGGTGCTCGACAGTTCCGTTGGGTTTGACCTGCGTATCAGGTACGACCATGTGTTTAATCATTTCTTCTTCCTCTCCTCAGCGGTCTTCGCTTTGTGGCACGGCTTACACAGCACCTGAAGGTTGTCACTTTCGCAGAACAAGTTGGAAACAAAAGAAGGAAGATCATCGTAGCACTTCAAAGACCCTGCGGGTTTGATGTGATCTACTTGAACTTCCTTCGCTTTGAACCATCCCTGACACTCGGCACACTGGTGTTCTACCTTGTGCCTTTGTCCAGTTACTCTTCGCTGTGAATCCTTAAGCACTTGGTACTTAACAGGGTAGCGAGAGAATGCTCCACGTAGTGCGGTACGTATGAACTGAAAATACCTAGACTCTGTCCAAGTATCTCCTGCTCTACACTTTACTCCTCTCTTGGGGCTTTGCATTTGACTTCTATGTCTCCGCGTGATCCATCGTGAATAGTGAATGAGATGTCATTCTTAAACCCGACACGGTCATCGTATAAGAATGAAACAAAATCAGACACCACATCTTCTAAGTCGAAGCTTCTTGCTTTGTAGACGGTGGTGTCGAATCCATCGTCGTGTTGGAACAAGAAGGTGTAGGTGTAGACATCTTCACTGGTGGGTTCCATAGTTCGTTCTCCTCTCGTCTAAGGTAGAGGAGTCGCCCATTCTCTACTGCTCTATCATAACCAAGGTGTTCCGCACAGATCGAGAACATTTCATACTGATCCCCCTCTGCATTGGTTAACAGTTTGTTTGCTTTCACAGGGCCGATGCCTTTGACACCGACAATGTTATCAATGCGATCACCTGTTAAGAACTGCATGTAGAAATTGAGCAACCCCTCTTCAGCAGTGACGTAGTACATCTCGTCCTTGACAAAGTTATAATGCCATCCTTGAACCTGATCAAAGTCTTTGTCAAGGCTAACGATAATACCATCATCACCTAATTGGGTAGCACGTATAGCGATAGCGTCATCTGCTTCCTGACCTTCTGCTACACTGGCGTTCCATTCCTGTTGAAGGAACTGACGTAGCGTTTCAAAGTGTACAGGCTTCTTAAGTCCGGCACGATTACCCTTATAAGGAACAGTGACGGCTATCTCGTTACGGAAGTTACCCTTTCCAGTGAGGAAAAGCTCCCAGTTAATAACATCCAATGTTCCAATAATGTCAGTGACAAACTTATCCATCGTCTTAGTGGCAACGCTTGCACTTTCCTTGTTGCAAGCGAAGCCAATACGATAGCACAACATGTCAGCGTCTATGAGTGCTACCCGTTCCATTATAGAACCTCTTCGATCTCTTCGTCGGCAGCTACAGCATCGCTGATGTACTCTACCATGTCGGTCACGATTAGTTTCTTAATGGACATCGACACTCCCTTCTTACCCGCAGGGTTTTTCCAAGAGTAACCGTCGAATACGATTGTTGCTTTAGAACCGTTGCCGATTGTAACGCCTTTCAGCTCGTTACCTGATGTGTCGTATGGCTTGATCTCAAAGTTCTTAGACTTAGCTGTCAAGAAGTTATTGCGATCATCACCTTTGTTACGCACATTGATACCCATGTCTTCAAGCTTCTCTACCTGAGCGTCAGATAGATTAGAGATGTCGACTTGGTATGCACCAGATAGGCTGTTGCGCTCGTAAAGGAACGGCCAGTAAAGTGTAACGTCTGTGAATTTAACTAGGGACATAATGTTTCTCCTTTGATTAGGTACGACTAGATAATAATACTCGCTCAGTTGCATGTCAAGTATTATTTTAGTGGGTCTCGTACCAGTTGTTACCCACCTTAGCTTCAGCATCCACTGGGACACGGAAGTTTAAAGCATCTCCTGCTAGTGCAGCAGCTTTAACCATTAGTTCGGCAGCCTTCTCAGCCTGATCCTCTCGAACCTCTAGCTGAATCTCATCGTGTACAAATGCTACCTGTTTGTAATCGATGTTCGCTTTGCGTAGTAGCTTGTGTGCTTCAATGCACCACTGCTTTGCAATGATACTACCGCACGACTGAAGCAAACTGTTCAGTGCTGCGTGCTCACTGCGTATGATCACACGTCTACCATCCAGTGCGGGTACGTAACCCTGACCTGCTAAGCGTTGCACCTTACGCAACAGCTTCTCAAGTGCGGGCATGTTGCCCATGAACTTATCTATAAGTGCCTTACCCTTTTGAGCAGAGCCTCCAACGATGCTTCCGATCTTAGCCGGTCCTGCACCATAGAGGAGCGCATAGATAAAAGTCTTTGCTTGATCTCGGGTGTCAAGACCCGCAGCTTTCTGGTTGGCTGTGTGTATGTCGCCCTCCAATAGTTCATGTGTGTATGCCTCGTCTTGCATGTAATGAGCAAGGCAACGTAGCTCGATACCAGATAGGTCAGTACCGACTAGCTTGTAGCCATTAGGTACAGTCCAACACTGACGTGACTCCTTACCATACTCTGATTTGACAGACGTAATCTGTCCCATGTTGGGAGAGTAATGAGCCATGCGTCCAGTGATAGTACCAATAGGATTGACACGACCATGAACACGACCATCAGCCTCACAGTTATCGATCCAACTATCGAGCATACCAACACGCTTCTGTAGCATAAGGTACTCAGCAATGAGTTGTGCTTCAGGGCGGTTGATAGCCTTGAGTGTTGGTTCGTCTACGATGATTGAACCCTTCTCAGTTTTCTTAGTGAACTCTACACCAAGACTCTGAAGGCGGGATGCAATCTGCTTGCGTGATCCTACGTTGAACTCTTCGACCTTATCCTTAAGTCGCTTGCCTGTCTTCTCTGACCAACGCTCATGAACTAGCGGAGGGAATACCTCTTGCAGTTCCATAGTGATAGTAAGCATACGCTCACGCATCATCGTTAGTAGGTCAGTGCATAGACGCTCATCAAGCATGAAGCCATTGCGTTCTTGTAGAGCCATGTGCATAGCCACACGATTCTCTAGGTCAAGAGATTGCGATGGGTCTTTCCATGTGTTGAGTTGTGCGTCGAGGTGTTTGTGTAACATCTCTAGCACGTCAACGTCACGCTTACAGTAGGTGATCATCTCATCAGTCAGTCCACCGTCGAAGTCTTCCGTATCGAAGTCCATCTTATCAAAGCCAAGACGTTTGCCCCATGCCTTGAGAGAGTGACCACCTTCAATAACAGGATTAACTAAGCGTGACATGACTAACGTGTCAACCGCATTCTTTACTGGGATAGTGATACCCCATACCTTCCGTAGTACAGGAGCATCGAAGCCTATCAGGTTGTGGGCAGCAACTTGGTGTCCGTTAAGGTATGACTGTAAGCCAACGCCTTGTGTCCACACTTTTGTTTCGCCATCCTTCTTAGTCACACAACACCAGATTTTATCGTGTGCTAGGTTAGTTTCGATGTCCAAGTAAATCATGCGATCACCCACACCACTGCGTTACGGTTAGAAGTTGTCTTGCGTTTACGTCCAGAGTCCACAATGAATCCGTCATCTTCTAGGCTCTTGCGTACACCGCACACTGATTGTAGTTTGATGCCAGTCTTGATCGACATCTCTTCAAGGGTCATCCCCTCACTGCCTTCCTTCTGCACTGCCTCGTATACCTTGGCTTGCATCTTTGGCATGTGGTCTAGTACTGAATCGTATGCTTCAAGTGAAGTTAGTTGCATCTGTCTCATCTTATAATTCCTCTTCGTCATTTCGTTCGAACATCCTACCAGTCACGTGATTAAATAACAACCTACCTGCCGGACCAGTGATCCCACAGAAACGGTTCTTAAGTACACGTACATACGTAGTGTTTCGTTCTTCAGGGTCTTCAGCCTGTCCATTACGTTCAAGGCCGAGCACCATGTCAGATAGCTGAGCGATTGCACCAGAGCCACGTAGCTGAGCCAGTGACGTTGATGCACCCTCTTCATGTCCCTTACCTTCAGGGCGTTTGAGATGTGATACGACAATCAATGCTACGCCAGTCTCCTGAACAAGCATACGTAGTCGTGTCATGATTTCATCTATCGCCTTGCGCTCATCACCACTAGCCTGAGCAGAAACCACAATAGAAATGTGGTCAAGAAAGATGTAGCCACAACCCAATCCTTTAGCAAGGTATCTGACGCGGTTGATAATGTTATCCACGCTAGTAGAGCCAAAGTGATCAAATAGGTAGAGTCTACCAGTACCAAGAGTAGCGTTGAACGCATCGTCTTTCTCCTCTTGTGTTGCTTCACAGTCCGGCAAATGTAATGGTTTGTTAGCGGCTAAACTCATGATAGATAGGCCAGTCTTCTTGGTTCCTTCCTCTAGGAACAGAGCACCGATACCTTCATCAGTCTTGTTGAAGATGTGCCAGATCATCTCACGTAGCACTTGTGATTTACCTAAGCCAGAACCTGCCGTGATAGTAACCAACTCACCCTTGCGGATACCGTATGTCAGTTTGTTGAGTGCCTTCCACGGGTAGTCACAGTCACATGGAGCAATGGGAGCCATCACTTCATCGTACAGCGTAGCACCATTGATGATGCCATCAGGTACGAATTGATCTGCGTTCCACCATAGGTCACTGAACTCTTTGTTCAATCCTTGGCGTTGATAATCGCACGCATCCTTCTGATTAGTGGCGTGCTTGAATACCTTAGCCTTAGCACCGAACAGCTCAGCAACTTGGTTGCTTGCCTTAAGTCCTGCTTCGTCATTGTCAAAACAGATGACGATGTTCTCGAAGGTAGATAGCCATTCATACTGTGCCTTACAATCCTTCAGTGCACCGCTTGCACCGTTGCGGATAGACACGACAGGCCACTTACTGCCGAGCAGTTGATAACCTGCCAGAGCATCAAGCTCACCCTCTACGATAGTGACATACTTACCACCTGCTGAGAACAAAGACTGACCGTACAAACCTGCCGTCTTCCAGTCACCTTGAATGATGAAATCCTTGGTAGGTTTGCGAGTCTTCGTAGCGCAGAGCACACCGTCCTTAGATGTGTATCCAAAGATGATGTCCTCTCCGTCTAGGAAACACTTGTATTTCTCGCATGTCTCCCTTGAGATTCGACGGTCGGTCAATGTCCTGTATTGCTTGTGTGTTAGCATGTCAATGACGTTGTTATTTAGCGGAGTCGTTGTCACGATTCTCTCCCTTGGTGTTGCCACTTGGTCAACTTGTTTACGTTCATGACAGACAAAGCAAGTGCTCCATCCGTCAGTGTTAATTGATAGCCCGTCACTGCTACCACAGTCAGGGCATGGTAGATGTGTCTCAGCCCAGTCAGCCATGGCACACCGCCACGATAGCCATGACAGCTAGGTTAAACATAATCATTTCAATCATGGTTTCAATACCTCATCTGCGTTGTCCATCTTAAGCAAGACGTGCTCATACTTCTCAGCTATACGTAGTAACTGAGACATGACGTGTTGTTCTTGAGGGTTGTTCATGTAGCGGACGATCTCACGCAGTGCCACGACTACGCCAGACTCATCAATGAATTGAGCACAATCAAATACTTCGAAGTAATGCTGTGCTTCTGTGAAGTTTTCTTGAGTATCTATAGAGTCCATCTTCGTATTCCTTTTAATAAAAGATTAATACTTAAGATGCTGTGTGCTGTCCCGTGTCTCTATAGTAGGACTGAGGGTAGCACGTTTGCATCTATGCGTCAACGTTTAAGTATTCCAGATCATCATCACTAGCTAGATCAAGTCTGTCGTGTGTGACGATGCCCGATACTGACAGACATTCATTGCACATGTCAACGAATTGATTTGTCTTGATGTCCTTACGGGTTGATTCGAAGTCTGTTAGTTCTTCGTTACATACTACGCAGTGCATGGTTTCCACTCCTTGCTAAGCCATTGTAAAGAGAGGCCATCGCCAGTCATGCTGTCAGGTACGTGTGACAGTCGATCCTGTGCTCTTGCTTTATCTCTCCGTCTCTTGTGCCCACCTGTAACAGTGCCACGGTGCTTCATGTTAACACCTGCCTTGACCCCTCGTCTAGTCACTGCACTAGCAGAGAGGCCGTAGCGTTTACCGATGTCCTCAGATGTGAGGTCGGTGGTCTTTAGTAGGTGCACGATCTCCTCATCTTGGAACGTGCTTGTCTTTTTGGATGTCATCCTAAGTAACCCTCCAAATAGGCTGCCATAAATAGACAGCCGAGAATAATTGTTAGTACATAAGGCACGCGATCAAACATCACTCTTCCTCCACTACAGGTACGTCACGCCATTCTTCTGCAACCTTTTGGGATGCTATGCCCTGCATAGTTATTACCTCTTCCCACTTCTGCTGAAGGATTTGCTTATCCCAGTTAAACGTAGTGTCTCTACTAATGTCTCTCACTATCCAACGTAGTTCATTAGTTGCTACCCAGTTACTAGCCATCACAGCTCCTCCTTAATCCAGTACTGCCCTCGACAGTCCTTGTCCTGCATGACAAAGCCCTGCTTGAGTGCTAGTTCGAACAGCTCTTCACCATCCTTCTCGAAGTTAAACGCGGGCGCGTAGTGTTTGAATAGGTAGTCGCACATCTGTGGTTGTGACATCATCGTTAGTGTGGTCATGATTAGTAATCCTCTGATTCAATTGTTTCTGTTAGGTAGTCGGTGATCTGTTGATCTGTCATCGCTAGGTTGATCGGTGGTTCTCCTATACCACAGCCGATCTCTTCGCCATCCTGATCGAACAGCGCCCAGTCTACCCATTCCCAATCGCATTCAGTGTATCCGTAGTAGTCGTCGCTACTATCGCAAGTGTACTTACTTCCTTTGTGTGGTGGTTGGTTGAAGTAGTGAGTCACCTCCACAGTGAACTCACACATTTGACTAATGTTATCTCTGTTCTCACTCTCGATCTCGAAGAAGCTCATTGCTCACACCTCCATTACCATCGTACATTTGCCGTCATCATCTTCAAACATGATAACGTAGCTGTTACCTGTCGCGTCTTGATAGTCTTGACCTGATTGATCCGCATCAACAGGGCACTGCGAAGAGTAGATAGTTATCCACTCGTTCGCGTTTACATTAGCTAACACTATGAACATTTGCCGTACCTCTTTGCTTTACGTTCTGCGTTCTTGGATTGCTTGCGGGTCACTTCCCACACTAGTTTTGGTTGGTGTCTACGTCCTTTGGTCCAGTCTTGCACGACCCCATGACGCACCGCTACGATGTGCCCACGTGTCAGCACTAGATAAACTTTTGTTTTGTCTGCTCTCTGTTCAAACTGGTTGATCGTGCGTGCACCTGTCATCACTTGTTTAAGCACTAGCCCCGCCTTCTCATAAGCTTCCTTTAGTGGGTTCAGTGTCATGCCCTTGCGTGGCTTACGTCCGTGTTCTGCAAGGTGTGCGTGCGCTTTCTTGTAAGGCATCTGACCCGCAATAGCTAAAGCCTTTACCGTGCAGTCACCTGACTCTCTGAAGCGATCAGAGACCGCTTCACAATCTTTAAAATTAATAGCCATCTCTGATACCTCCTCAGATTAAAAGTCTTCTACAATGACGTGACCGTTCTCACAGTCAATCACTGTTGTGTTGTGGCGTAGATCGTTCTCATGGCGGTCAATGCTGTATGCCTTCATCGCTTCCTCGATAGATTCGTACTCGCTGAAGCAACAACGCATTGCTACGCGATCCCATTCCAAATCTTCGCCTAGTTCTTCGCTTAAATCCTCCCAGTATTCCGCCAGTGCACGTGCTCCTTGTGGGGACCATGCTGCGTATTCGTCGCACATTAGATCAGAAATCATTTCGTATACAGTTACAGTTTTATACATCATTTTAGCGTACCTTCTTAATAACAATTGTTGTTGGTTTAACACCAGTAACCTTGAAGTAATGGTCTGATGCGAACTCAGCTTTTACTGGGTGATCATACGTTTGCAAGTGTTTACCGTCTTGATCGACTAGCTTGTAGAATGTTTTAGTCATTTTGTATTGCTCCAGTTGGTTGATTAATCGAGAACACTCAGCGAATGCTCTCTGTTAATCATTAGTATAATTGCTTGCGCTCTACGCATCGACAGATGAACGAAACGCCTCGCTCTTTCTGTCGCTCAGTTGGTGCGAAATAGTGGCGTAGACTCATTTCATCGGACAGCACCGGATCGCCTGAAGATTCGTACTCATCAGCATAAATCTTTAGGTCCAACTCTAGCGCGCTGAGCGCATCTTTCTTTCTAGCAAACAGCGTTGTAAGTGCTGTTGGCTTGGTGTTGTCACGGTAGAAAGATTCAACGCGTAGTTCATAAACGTATTTATTTGACATGGTATGTTTTCCTTTTGGGTTGTTTGCTTAATCAAAAGCTCTGTCGTTTGTTGATCTATTCGGATGCCCTTTCGATCAGTGACAAAGCTTTTTGTTAAGCCCACTTAGCAACTTGTTTTATCTTGAAGGGTTCGCCTAGCCGATACCGTTCACCTTATTCAAGCGATTCAGTGTAAATACAAATTGTTAATGAGCGTGCTCACAACCAGAACCCTCTCTCTGTTTTCAGCTACCTGATCCCACGCGCTAGGGCGTTGCTACTAGGGGGTTGCGTCCACATGTGCCAGAGTGGTGTGCGAAGGTTCCGAGTTGTTAAAGAGCGATCACCGAAGCGATAAGTGAATGATAGAGGAACGCTTATCGAGTTGTCTAATAATACTTTTTCATAAGCTTATAACCAAATTGAAGCACCATGACGCAGTGCTTTTTTATTTGTAGACAGTCTGATCTTGACCTATCAGAACATGACGACGAATGCAAAGAACATTTAGTTATAGCCTCCTGGTACCTTTGGTTATAACGGCTGTAAGTTGTTGATTATAAAGAGGAATCGAGTTCTCTCTTAACTTGACCTGACCTACCGCCTCGGCTCAAAAACTCTTAGGGAGCCTCTGAGGAGCTTCTAGGGCGTAGATCAATTAGTTATAAAGCTATGTCCTGTTATAACTAGGGAGGTTCTAAGCTTATAACTGGGACGACTAGGGAGACTGAAGCGAAGGTGTGAATACAGTTGGGGGTGTAAACTGTTTAGTACTACAACAGTTGTGTGTATCTATAGTAGGGTGCTTCACTAATACATTCATTCAACTGTTTAGTATTACAACAGTTATGCTGTACAACACTAGGGAGGGTCTAGGGAGGGGCGGGGGAGGGGGTTGTGTTTGCAGTGGTGGTGGTGCTGCTTCTCAGACACAAAAAAGAGGTAAAATAGAACTAAATAAGAATGGTTCTCATTAGCTACTTAACCTCTGTTAATCTGTGCTAAGTCTTTGAAATCTAAGGCGGTCTGCGGAGACAGGGATACTCTCCATACCCGCTTGAGTTGACCTATGGAAAAGGTGAGGGAGTGTCTAGGGAAATAATAAAAAAAGTAGTGCTAGGGTATTGACTTTTTAGAAAAAGTATGCTATGTTACACTACATAGATTAACGTGACAACAAGACACCGCATTAATAGTAATTAATCTTAAAGAAGACATAACTTCGCATGTATGTTTCTTAACCTGTGTTCCTTGTCATGTAATACAATGTAACATCTCTATAGAGGTACTGTCGTGACAGAGAATACTTCACAACCTAAGCGTCGAGGAAGACCACCGAAGACTGCTGTTGTAGAAAAGAAGAAAGGTAACAGAGTTGCTAGGGGTCGTCCGAAAGGTGACGCAGCTATCATCAATGAATACAAAGCAAGGATGTTAGCTTCACCTAAAAGTGCGAAGGTATTAGAAAAGATTTTTGATGCGGCACTTGACGATGAACATAAACATCAAGCTGCTGCATGGAAGATAATAACAGACCGTGTCCTGCCTACCGCAGCGTTTGAGAAAGACATAGTAAAAGGGAGTGGCAAGAATGCCATTCAAATTAACATTACCGGAGTTGGTGGCGATACTACTATCATTGGTGGTGATGACGATGCCATTGATGCAGAATTTGAGGACATAAACTAATGGGCTTGTGGGATAAAATAAAAGAGTACGGTAGCGATACATGGGAAGCATTGAAAGATGCCCCAATCGATACTGTAACTAATGCAGTTAAAGTTGCAGGTAGTGACGCAGGTTCACAGTTTATGAAAGGTCTGGTTGGTAAAGTAACTGGTACTGACCTTCTGCAAACTGAAGAGCACTTCTCTCCTGAAGTAGTAGAGTCTATCCGTAAGGTAACAAGACGTGCACTACAAGACGGTCGTAGAGGCACAGCATACGAAGATTACGACGACCTACCTGATGGTACACCTATGGGTGAGTTCGTGCGTTCATCAGAAGCACGTGGCGGTGTAGGTAACTTCATGGAAATGTTTAACGCATCTCCTGATGCTCAGGCTGCATTTAGCGTTGGTCGTGGCTCTATTGAGATTACTGATGACGGTGACGTATACTTCACTGATAAGTATAACTTCTCTGGTTCGTCTTCTAACAAGGGTAAAGATTCTTACTCTGCGTTACGCTCTGTAGCCGGACGTATGATGCAGGAAGATGAAGGTGATACTACTGGTAATACCATTCGCATCTACGTAGGTAAGGAAGATGAAATCCTTGGACGTAAAGTTAAGAAAGGCGACACGCTAGGTAAGATTGCTAAAGAGATGGGCGTATCAGTTCAGGAACTAGCAGATTACAACGGCATCAAGGATGTAAACAGAATTAACGTAGGTCAACGTATTGCTAAGCCACCTGCTAAAGAAGAAGTAAAAGAAGAAGTAGTTTCAGCAGAAGAGTTGATGGGAACATACGATCCGTTTAAATCTGGGATTCTATGACAGCATTAAACGTAAAGCTGCTAGAGTGGCAGCAAGAGGTATTTAGTGATCCTACACGATTTAAGATTGTGGCTGCAGGACGACGTACAGGTAAGAGTAGACTTGCTGCTTGGAAGCTCATCCTTAACGCTCTCCAAGTTGAACGTGGTCATGTCTTTTATGTAGCGCCAACACAAGGTCAGGCACGTGACATCATGTGGTCTACGCTGCTTGAACTTGGACATGAAGTTATTAAGTCTGCTCACATTAACAACCTACAGATTACGTTGATTAATGGTGCAACGATAAGCCTCAAAGGTGCTGACCGTCCTGAGACAATGCGTGGTGTTTCCTTGAAGTATCTTGTCATGGATGAATACGCAGACATGAAGCCTGAAGTGTGGGAACAGATTCTACGTCCTGCACTTGCCGACCAGAAGGGTGGAGCGTTGTTCATTGGAACACCGATGGGACGTAACCACTTCTATGATCTGTACATGTACGGTGAGGTAGGTGATGATCCTACGTATAAGTCTTGGCACTTTACGTCATACGATAATGAACTACTAGACCCAGAAGAAATTGACATGGCTAAGAAGTCAATGTCATCTTTTGCGTTTAAGCAGGAGTTCATGGCTTCGTTTGCTGCACAAGGCAGTGACATCTTTAAAGAAGACTGGGTGCAGTTTGATGACGAAGAACCAGAAGACGGTGACTACTACATCGCAATCGACCTTGCTGGATTTATTGACGCAAGCTCGACAAGTAAAAAGAACAAGCGACTAGATAACACTGCCATCTCAATTGTTAAAGTTGGCGAGTTCGGATGGTGGGTCAAAGAAATAATCTACGGACGTTGGACGTTAGACAAGACAGCAGAAAAGATTTTTAACGCTGTAGCTAAGTACCAACCTGTAGCAGTGGGAATAGAACGTGGTATTGCAAAGCAAGCCGTAATGTCTCCACTATCTGACCTGATGAAACAACGCAGTCGTTTCTTTCGTGTAGAAGAACTTACGCATGGTAACAAGAATAAAATTGACCGTATTGTTTGGGCACTACAAGGACGCTTTGAACATGGAAACATTACGTTAAACAAAGGTGAGTGGAACAATGAGTTCCTTGACCAGTTGTTTCAATTCCCTAACCAATTAGTGCATGACGACTTGATCGACTCCCTAGCATACATTGACCAAATGGCGCAAGTCGTTTATCATTATGACTGGGAAGAAGATGACTTTGAAATGCTTGACCCTATAGCAGGATACTAAAATGTACGATGATAATGAATTAGAATTTGGTAACGACCTTACCACTTGGATCATGTCGAAATGCGAAGACTGGCGTGACCATTATGATACAACCTACCGCAACGACCATGAAGAATACTACCGTCTATGGCGTGGTATTTGGGCTGAAGAAGATAAGATGCGTCAGAGTGAACGCTCTCGTCTTATCTCACCTGCACTACAGCAAGCAGTTGAGTCTTCTGTAGCAGAAGTAGAAGAAGCTACGTTTGGACGTGGTAAATGGTTTGACATCCGTGACGATAAAGCAGACCAGAATCCACGTGACATTCAGTTGCTACGTAGCCAACTAGAAGAAGACATGGAGTTTGTTAAAGCTCGTAAGTCTGTAGCTGAGTGTATTCTTAACGCAGCTATCTACGGTACTGGTATCGGTGAGATTGTACTAGAAGAAGTGACTGAATTAGCTCCTGCTACACGCCCTGCACTTGATGGTGCTATGCGTGCGATAGGTGTTGAAGAGCGTCAGCGTTTTGTTGCTAAGCTTGTACCTGTACTACCACAAAACTTCTTGATTGATCCTGTTGCCACTAACATTGAAGAAGCTCTAGGCGTAGCAATCGACAAGTTTGTGCCTAAACACATCGTAGAAGAAGGTATTGCATCAGGTATTTATTTTGATGTTGACCTAGAAAACTGCTCTCATAGCGATGAAATTGCTTTTGATAGTGAGGAAGAGACCACATACGATGACGATAAGGTACGTTTAACTACGTATTACGGTAAAGTTCCTGCTGACATCTACAATAAAGAGATGTACGGAGACTACGAAAGCGAAGAAGACGCTGAAGACATGATGGAAGGGGCTTATGTAGAGGTTGTTGCAGTCATTGCTAACGAATCTGAACTACTTAAGATCGAAGCTAACCCTTACATGATGGGTGATCGTCCTGTTGTCGCGTTTGCATGGGACAATGTGCCGTCACGCTTCTGGGGTCGTGGTGTTTGTGAGAAAGGTTACAACTCTCAGAAGGCTCTTGACACTGAACTACGTGCTCGTATCGACGCTCTTGCGCTAACTGTACACCCAATGATGGCAGTTGACGCATCTCGTCTTCCACGTGGTGCTAAGATGGAAGTGAGACCCGGAAAAACACTGCTTACTAACGGTAATCCTGCAGAGATTCTACAGCCATTTAAGTTCGGCAACCTTGATCCGAATACATTCAACCAATCGGCTCAACTACAGCAGATGGTTCAGCAAGCTACAGGCGCTATTGACACCGCAGGTATCCCTTCATTCGCAGGTTCTGAGGCTACGGCAGCAGGTATCAGCATGTCATTGGGTGCAATCATTAAACGCCACAAGCGTACACTGATTAACTTCCAAGATAGCTTCTTGATTCCATTCGTAACTAAAGCTGCACACCGTTACATGCAGTTTAACCCTGAGTTGTACCCTGTTCAGGACTACAAGTTCATCTCTTCGTCGTCACTAGGCATCATTGCACGTGAATACGAAGTGACTCAGCTTGTTCAGTTGCTGCAAACTATGGGACAAGACAGCCCATTATACGTAACACTTGTTCAATCTATCATTGATAACATGAACCTAAGCAACCGTGAAGACTTGATTGCTCAGATTCAGCAAGCAGCACAGCCTGACCCACAAGCAGCTCAGATGCAGCAAGCTCAAGCACAGCTTCAGCTACAACAGTCTCAACTTCAGCTTGAATACATGAAAGCACAGGTTGCTGAAATCCAGAGCCGTGTACAGCAGAACGCTGTTGAGACACAGCTCATGCCGTTTGAAGCAGAGTCTGAGCGTATCCGCAGTATGTCTGTTGGTATGCGTGATGAAGACCCAACGCAAACTGATTTTGAGAATAAAACTAAGGTTGCTGAGTTGGCTCTTAAAGAGAAAGACTTGGACATTAAAGCAGAAGCAATGCGAAATCAACTACGCATGGCAATGGCAAAAGGAAATAAATAATGGTTACGCAGAAAGACATACAGGATGTAGTCAAAGCACTTAACGAAGTGTTGCGAGAAATCGATAAGCGTATCACAGCGTTGGAGGAGGCTGCAAAGCCTTCTTCTCCGCAACGTGGTAGACCGAAAAAAGTTACAGAAAAGTAAAAAAAGTACTTGACAAAGTCTGCAAAGTGTGCTATGGTTCACTTACTATTAACACACCACAGGGATAAAGTCAATGACTCCTGAGTTAGAAAAATACTACGAAACATACTTTGATTTATTCACGACCGATGGTTGGAAACAATTTATTGAAGATGTAACGGCTAATGCCGAATCGTTTGATGTACGTAATGTACCAGACGAAAAGGCTCTCAAGTTCGTTCAAGGTCAACTGCTGATCATGGACAAACTTCTTAACTGGGAAGCATCCGTAGAGATGGCATACAACCAAGTTAAGGAAGAAGATGAAGAATAAACCCACGGCTTTGGGCATGGGCCTCTTCTTAATTTTATCCACAATACTGTTACCAGTACGGAGTTTATAATGGCAGAACTACTTGATGATGATTATCAAGATGAAACCCTACCAGAGGGCGAAGAGTACACATCCTTTGATGAACCGGACAATGAACCGGACAACTCAGCAGAGGAACAACCCGCAGAGCCAGAGGCTACGCAGGACGACGACGAAGACATTCCGGACAAATACCGAGGCAAGAGTGCCAAAGAAATTGTTCGAATGCACCAAGAAGCTGAGAAGCTGCTAGGTCGTCAGAGTTCAGAGGTTGGTGAACTACGCAAACTAGTAGATAACTTTATCTTATCTCAGACAGAAGCTGCAAAGCCCAAGGAAGAAGAAGACGACATCGACTTCTTTGAAGACCCACAAAAAGCAATTGAAGCTGCTATCAATAAGCATCCTAAAGTAAGGGAAGCAGAACAAGCATCTGCTGCCATGAAACAACAGGCTGCGATGGCTACTTTGAAAGCTAAACATCCTGACTACCAAGAAGTGCTAGGTGATCCTGCATTCTCTGAGTGGGTACAGGCAAGTAAGATTCGCATGGAGTTGTATAACCGTGCTGACCGTGGCTACGATGCTGATTCAGCGGATGAGCTACTATCAACATGGAAAGAACGCAAGCGTATTGTGAGTCAGACAAAAGAAGTAGAAGAGAAAGAGTTGTCACGTCAACGTAAAGCTGCTGCAACAGGTGGTGGTAAAGGTGGCGGTGAAGGACGTTCTCGCAAGGTGTATCGTCGTGCTGACATTATCAACTTAATGCAAAATGATCCGGCACGTTACCTTGAATTAGCAGATGAGATTACTGCTGCTTATTCCGAAGGCCGTGTCAAATAACACTATTGAGGTAAATTAAAATGGCTCTTGGCTCAAATCACGTAACTAACACAACTGCTGCAACTTTTATCCCTGAACTATGGTCAGACGAAATCGTTGCTGCGTACAAAAACTCGCTAGTAATGGCTAACGTAGTAAACAAAATGCCAATGAAAGGTAAGAAAGGTGATACTATTCACATTCCTAAGCCTACTCGTGGCACTGCGTCTGCTAAGGCTGCTTCTACTCAAGTAACTCTACAGGCTGCTACTGAGTCTGAAGTTGTTGTTACTATCGACAAACACTACGAATACTCTCGTCTAATCGAAGACATCACTGAAGTACAGGCTCAGGCTTCTCTTCGTAAGTTCTACACTGATGATGCGGGCTACGCTCTAGCTAAACAGGTTGATTCTGACCTATTCGCTGAAGCTCAAGCTAACTTCACTCTTTACGAAGTAGGCGCAGGTGGCGGTCTTGAAGCATACACTGCTAACGGTGCAGCTAACGCTTTCACTGACGCTGCTCTACGTGACGGTATTCAGCTTCTTGATGACGAAGACGTACCAATGGACAACCGTGTCCTAGTTGTACCTCCAAGTGCGGTTAACACTATCCGTGGTATCGACCGTTACATGTCTTCTGACTTCGGTGGCGCAGGTGTCATCAAAGGTCAGATCGGTACTCTATACGGTATCCCAGTAGTTGTTTCTACTAACTGTCCTGAACTAGAATCTGGCGCTAACAAGCTAGGCGTACTAATGCACAAAGATGCAATCGTCTTCGCTGAACAGGTCGGTGTACGTTCACAGACTCAGTACAAACAAGAATACCTATCAACTCTGTTCACTTCTGACACTCTTTACGGTGTAGAAACTCTACGTGCAGAGTCTGGTATCGGTATCGTACTACCTGCATAAGCAGACTAGGGGGCTCTTCGGAGCCTCCTCCTTTCTTTCCAATGGGCTTAGCGCCCTGAGTCCATCGCAAAGAGACATCTATAGGAGATTGTAAATGGCAATCTATCGCGGTACGGGTGGATCATCCACTACTACAGACGAAACAACAGTTAACGCTGTTAACCAGAAAGCTGCTGAAGCTGCAACATCTGCAAGCTCTGCAGCTTCTTCTGCTTCTAGCGCAGCGACTTCAGCTTCTACAGCTAATACTAAAGCCTCACAAGCATCTACATCTGCGTCATCAGCAGCTACGTCAGCTACTCAAGCCTCAGCCTCTAAAGACACTGCGGTATCTTCTGCAGCAGCAGCACAAGCAGCTCAAACAGCAGCAGAGACTGCTCAGACTGCAGCAGAAGCAGCAGAGACTAATGCTATCTTGTACGGTAACATGGCTAACACTGCAGCAGGTGACGCTATTACAGCTAAGATTAACGCTGAAGCAGCCGAAACAAATGCTGAGTATTGGTATAATCAAGTAGCATCTGCTGAAGTTAATGCTGACGCATCTGCAGCAGCAGCAGCAACATCTGAAAGTAATGCAGCAGCTAGTGAAACAGCAGCTGCTTTATCAGAAAGTAATGCGTCAAGTTCAGAGACAGCAGCAGCAGCAAGTGCAATTGCAGCCGATGCTAGTGCAAATGATGCAGCTACATCAGAAGCAAACGCAGCAGCTTCAGAGACAGCCTCTGCAGCGAGTGCAGCTTCAGCTAGTACGTCAGCTACTACAGCAACTACGCAAGCTACAGCAGCCTCTACGTCAGCTTCAGCAGCAGCTACGTCTGCAAGTAATGCTTCTGCTTCAGAAAGCGCAGCAGCAGCTAGTGAATCTGCAGCAGCTACTTCGGCTACTAATGCAGCAGCATCAGAATCTGCAGCAGCTACATCAGAAGCAAACGCAGCAGCATCACAAACTGCAGCAGCCTCTTCAGCTACATCAGCAGCCTCTTCAGCTACAGCAGCATCTAGCAGTGAAACTAACGCAGCAGCTTCGGAAACCGCTGCAGCAGCTTCGGAAACCGCTGCAGCAGCATCAGAATCTGCAGCAGCTACATCAGAAACTAACGCAGCAGCATCACAAACTGCAGCAGCCTCTTCAGCTAGTGCAGCAGCTACGTCAGCTACTAATGCAGCAGCAAGCGAGACAAACGCAGCGTCTTCTGAAACTGCAGCAGCTACCTCAGCTACAGCAGCATCAGCAGCTAAAGATGCAGCACTAGCAGCACTTGATTCATTTGATGATCGTTACCTTGGCGTTAAATCCTCTGATCCTACTTTAGATAATGACGGTAACGCATTAGTTTCTGGCGCATTGTACTTTAATGACGTGTCAGGGGTAATGAAAGTATACGATGGTGCTCAGTGGCTTGCAGCGTATGCTGATTTATCAGGAGCTTTGGTAGCTACGTCAAACCTTTCTGACTTAACTAATGTAGCTGCAGCACGTGTTAACCTTGGTTTAGGTACAGCAGCGACTACAGCATCAACTGATTACGCTACAGCAGCACAGGGTGCATTGGCTGACAGCGCACTGCAGTCATTCACTGAAACTGACCCAGTATACACAGCATCTTCTTGGTATACGACTACCAACAATGCGTCAAACTGGGATACAGCATACGGTTGGGGCAATCATGCTTCAGTAGGTTACATTACAGGCTATACAGTAACTCAAGATGATGTCACTGCACACGAAGCAGCATTAACTATTGCTCAGTCCCAAGTTACAGGACTTTCAACAGCTTTAGCGGGTAAAGTAGATGACAGTCAGGTTCTAACTAATGTTCCTGCAGGTGCAGTGTTTACTGATACTACATACAGTGTAGGTAATGGTGGTCTTACTGAGATTAACTTTACTTCTGCACGTAGTTCTAAACTAGATGGCATCGAAGCAGGTGCTGAAGTAAACGTCCCTACTAACTTAGGTAGTGGTACTACTTCAACTACTGTAAGTATTGTTTCTTCAACAGGTTCTGGTACTACTGTTCCGGCAGCAACTACTACTACTGCAGGTGCATTAACTGCAGCAGACAAGACTAAGTTAGATGGTATTGCTACTAACGCAAACAACTACACTCACCCTAGCTACGCAGGTGATGACATTAACCTAGACACAGGTGCGTTGTCAGGTGCTACAGTAATTAGTGATTTGGATTTTAACGTAACTACCGATACACAGGGTCACGTTACAGACGCTAATGCTACATACTCTACGCGTAACCTAACTGCTGCTGACATTGGTGCACAACCTGCGGGAAGTTATTTAACTACGTCTACTAGTTTTAGTGGTGATGTCTCTGGTACATACAACGCAATTGTCGTAGCTAATGATAGTCATACACATGACGGACGATACTACACTGAAAGTGAATCAAATGTGCGTTATGCGTATAAAGCAGGTTCTAGCTCTCAAACATTTTCAGTATCTACACTTAATGCTACAACTGTTGACTTAGGAAATTGGACTATTACCGAGTCTTCAGGTGTTTTATACTTTGCTACACTTGGCGTAAATAAAATGAAATTAGATGCGTCAGGTAACTTAACAGTTGTAGGCGATGTAACAGCATACGGTACAATCTAATGGCATTACAATCATCAGGACCAATAAGTATTCAAGACATTGCGACAGAGTTTGAGGACGCAGCTCCTCATTCTTTGTCCGAGTTTTATGGTGCTGCATCTGGCGTACCTACTTCAGGGGCAATTAAAGTAGCTCAGGATTTTTATGGTAAAGCTAATGCTGCTTATTTCCAAGGAACGGGAGGCACAGTAAATACCTATAACGGTTATACCTATCATGTGTTTACTGCTAGTAGTACTTTTACTGTGACTAATGCGGGTAATGCAGTAGGTAATGCTGAGTTTGATGTCATGGTGGTTGCCGGTGGTGGTGGAGGCGGTAGCGGTGGTCTATCACGTGGTGGCGGTGGTGCAGGTGGTCTTTTGCACTCTACTGGCTTAACTGCGAGTGTGCAGGGATACACAATTACAGTTGGTGCAGGAGGTGCTACAGGAAGCAACGGCTCTAACAGTTCAGCTTTTGGTATAACATCTACTGGCGGTGGTAGAGGTGGTTCACAATACGGTGCTGGACCTACTTCTGGTGGTTCAGGCGGTGGTTCTGCTTATAACCAAGGAAGTGGTGGCGCAGGTATTTCGGGCCAAGGTAACAATGGCGGTTACGCTGCGGGGGGCAGGTACGCTAAGTCTGGAGGTGGTGGCGGTGCTACTGAAGTAGGCCAGAGTACATCCGGAGATTTTAACCAAGCTAGAGACGGCGGTGATGGCGCTAATAAATCGTCATACTACGGTACATCTGTAGGTGAATCAGGATGGTTTGCCGGAGGCGGTTCTGGTTATCACGGAGAAACTGGTATGGGTACTGGCGGTTTAGGCGGTGGCGGTAATCGTGCACAATCAGGTCAAGCAAACACTGGCGGTGGCGGTGGTGGTGCTGCCGGAGGGGGCAGTGGTATTGTTATTGTACGTTATTTAACCCCTGCATAGGAATAAAGTATGTCTCATTATGCAAAAGTTATAAATAACATTGTTGAAGAAGTAATTGTTGCTGAACAAGATTTTATTACAACATTACCTGACTCAGAACATTGGATTCAAACATCGTATAACACGCATGGAGGGCAGCATCCAGAAGGACGCCCTTTACGTAAAAACTTTGCAGGTATAGGTTTTTCTTATGATCCTGTTAAAGATGCTTTTATTCCTCCAAAGCCTTTTGACTCATGGTTACTTAATAATGAAACGTGTTTATGGGAAGCTCCTGTATCTCCACCATTAAACGCGAATAATTATTATTGGGATGAAGCTACTCGTTCATGGGTAGTGGTTACAGGGGAATAATGTATGGATGAGTCACGCTTTGACAGACTTGAACAAAAGATTGATAAGCTAACTGATGCTGTGACAAAGATTGTCCGTGTCGAAGAACAACTTATCTCCAACAACAAACGTGTAGATCGCTTAGAGCTACGGATGGACAAGACAGAAGATGACATTGATAGTCTTGCTGACATTATAAGAACTAATCAAAGTGTTAGTACGTTTGCTGAACGTCTCTTCTGGATTGTTGTTACAGCCGCTGTAAGTGCTTTATTTTGGTTTATGAGGTAAATGATGTTAGGCGTTATTAGTAAAATCTTTGGATCAGGTGACGTAATCTCTAAAGGTATTGATCTTATCGATTCAATGCACACAAGCACAGAAGAAGAGATTGTAGCTAAGACTAAGGCTAAGGTAGACATCATGAATGCGTATGCCCCGTTTAAACTGGCACAGCGTTACCTAGCTCTGATGTTCACTGCTGTGTTTATCTTTATCATGGTCAACGGTGTGTTAGGTTCTCTGTATGGCGTAGTACCTTTAGAGAACGTAGAAGAAGCTAAACGCTTTGCCAATGAAATGTGGCTAGGTGAGATCATGTTAACTATCGTAGGGTTTTACTTTGGCGGTGGTGTCGTAGAGTCAATCAAAGGTAAAAAGTAATGTCTCAATACTTCAGTGATAAAGAAATGGCATGTAAGCATTGCGGTAAAGTTAACATGGACCCTTTGTTCATGGATTACCTTGATGAAGTACGTGAACAATACGGCAAACCATTGATTGTTACGTCAGGTTATCGCTGTCCTGAACATCCTATTGAAGCTAAGAAAACTAAAGCAGGTGCACACACTACAGGCCGTGCTGTTGACTTTGCAGTAGATCGTAAAGACGCTTACGAATTATTAGAGATTGCTATAGGTACTGATTGGTTTACTGGTATTGGTATACAGCAGAAAGGCTCAGGCCGTTTTATTCATTTAGACATTTGTGAAGAACCAGAGATGTCTCCTCGACCTACCATTTGGAGTTACTAATGGCAGACTTACCACAGTACACTGGCGTAACTTATGATGCCGGATACTTTAAACAACCACAAGAAAGCATGGCAGAATACATGCAACGTCTTGCAATGCAGCGTGCATCAGGTGTATTAGGCGGTGGCGGTATGCTCAATACTGCAACTGTGGATCAAGAGATCACGGACAAAGACTTAGGTTCTGTACAGCAGAATTGTCCTGCAGGCTACCGTTGGAACGGTAACGCATGTGTACTTATCAATGAAAGTGATGAAACGCAAAAACTTCCAGAAGTAAGTAAGCAACAAGCATACGAAGGCGCTCGTTGGCTACTTGACAATCCTATGGCAGCAGACGCTCTACGTGCTGTTATGCCATTTGGAATAGGTTCTCTTTTAATGAGTGATCGTCAGTTAGAAGGACAAGTACGTAATACACAGAATGAAGCTACAAAGAGTCAAGGCTTCTTACAGTACTTGATGGGTAAAGATGGTGACGTAGTTCTTGGTGATCGAGGTACAGGATCGGGTAGTCTTGTTACGGGTAAAGAAACAGAAATAACTCGTGGCATGTTCCCTGAAATCTTTGATCCTCTTAAGTTTAGTGCTACATACGGTACACAAGCAGCAAACGTAGACCCCACTAAAGGAATGTTTATGGGTGCTGTTACTACCGGTCCTGATGCAATTAATCCTACGGCATCTAACTGGTCTATTGTTGATAACGATAGTAGTCCCACTGGTTCTATTAGTGTGTACACTCCTTCTGAGTGGTCTCCAAGTGACATTACTTCTACACCTAGTACGTCTAATGAGACACCTGATTGGTACTCAGCTGCTACTGGTGAAGATTGGGATTAAATAACGCTTGACTTTTGGGTAGTTTTATGCTACCCTCAATTACATAAATACGGTGTATAACATGACGTACCTTCAAATGGTAAACAATGTACTGAAACGACTACGTGAACGTGAAGTTAGCTCAGTAAATGAAAACTCTTACTCCGCATTGATTGGTGTTTTACTAAATGATGCGAAAAAAGAAGTAGAAAACAGTTGGGACTGGAGTGCATTACGCACTTCTTTTGCTGCTACTACTTCTTCTAATGTCTACAGCTACTCTTTAACTGGGTCAGGTAATACTGTTAAGATGCTTAACGTATTTAATGATACAGATGATGTCGAGATGAAATACGCAGATGCTAAGTGGATGACTCAGCAAATGCTATTGGACAATCGTCAAGAAGGCTCTCCTTACTACTACTCTTTTAACGGTATTGATGCTAACGGTGATACTGTCGTGGACATCTACCCTATTCCTGACGGTACATACAATCTTTATTTCAACGCAGTAGATCGCAACGCTGAGTTAGAAGATAACGCAGATGAAACAATTCTACCAACTCAACCTATTCTTCTATTAGCTTATGCTAAGGCTATTGAAGAGCGTGGTGAAGATGGAGGCATTGGAGCATCGTCTGCTTATGCTACAGCTAATCGCTCACTAAACGATCACATCAGTCTTGATGCAATCAAACACCCTGAAGAACTAATCTGGCAGGAAGTATAATGGCTAAACCGCTACAGTCAGCAAGTATTGCAGCCCCTGGGTTTTACGGGCTCAACACTCAGGAGAGTTCTATTACTCTCGCTGCGGGCTTTGCGCTGCAAGCAGACAACTGTGTTATAGATAAGTACGGTCGTCTAGGTGCACGTAAAGGTTGGCAGCTACTAACGGAAGGGCACACAGGCGTTAACCTGTTAGGTGCTCATGAGTTTATTGACATTAACGGTACACGCTACTTCGGTGCTTGGTCTGACACAGGCTTCTACATTGTTGATGGCGCTACTCTAACGTCAGTTACGTACAACGGCTCTAACGACCTAAGTGATAACAACTGGGATACAGCAACTCTTAACGATGCTGCATACCTTGTGTCACGTGATCATAAGATGATTTACTTTAGCCCAACATCAGGTGTTCTTGATGATGTGGTTAACGTAGCGTCTAACAGTAACAAGTTTGTACCACAGCCTAACACTATCCTCTCTGCTTACGGACGACTATGGGCAGCAGACACTACAGATAATAAAACAACAGTGTACTGGTCTGACTTGCTTGATGGTGTTACATGGGAAGATGGCACTGCAGGTTCAATTGACTTGTCGTCTGTACTTGTTAACGGTAATGATGAGATTGTTGCATTAGGTGCGCACGCAGGTCGCCTCATAATCTTCTGTAAAGACAACGTAGTTATCTACGGGGATACAGATGGCGATACATCATTGAACCCTGCCACTATGCGTCTTGTCGAGGTTATCAACGGTGTTGGTTGCATCTCACGTGATAGCGTACAGAACACTGGTACTGACATCTTGTTCCTAGCTAAGGATGGCTTACGTTCACTCGGTCGTTTGATTCAGGAGAAGTCACAGCCAATGCGTGATTTGTCTAAGAACATTCGTGATGACCTTGTACGTGAAGTATTGAACAGTGATCCCACTGCTGTGAAGAGTGTCTACTCTGCATCAGAGGCATTCTACTTATTACTAATCCCTGAGTATCAACGTATGTACTGTTTTGATACGCGCTCTATGCTACAGGACGGCTCAGCACGTGTTACTGTCTGGGATAACCAAGTGCAGAGTAACATGATTGAAGCTAACAATACATTGTACTTTACGGGTATTGATGGTATGTCACGGTACTACGGCTACACAGATAATGGCAATACTTACAGAATAAAATACTACACTAACTACTTTGACTTTGGGGACTCGACTAAACAGAAGTTCTTGAAGCGTCTGTCTACCACATTGATTGGTGGTTCTGGTCAGGACATCGTACTTAAAGTAGGTTATGACTATGACGACAGCTATCGTTCATTCCCTGTTCAAATAACATCACAAGCTAATGCTGAGTATGGTATAGCAGAGTATGGTGCCAACGCAGCTATAGTAGCTGAATACACAGTTGGTACATTGTCAGACACAGTACGTGCTCCTGTTGGTGGATCAGGCGGTGTATTACAGGTAGGATTTGAAGCAACGATTAACGGAAGTCAGCTATCTATTCAGAAGCTAGACATCTACACTAAAGAAGGACGGGTATACTAATGTCTAACTATACTAAACTAACTGACTTTGCCTCTAAGGATACTCTTCCTTCTGGCAATGCTGCAAAGATTCTAAAGGGTACAGAAATTGACGATGAGTTTGAAGCCATTGAAGCAGCTATAGAAACTAAGGCTGACATTTCGTATGTAGATGCTATTAACTTGTCTGTGGTATGGCCTGTAGGTTCTGTCTACATAAACGCTTCTTCTTCGTCTAATCCATCTACTCTTCTTGGATTTGGTACTTGGGTTGAGATAGGAGCAGGTAAGGTTCTTGTCGGTCAAGACGCTGCGGATACATCGTTTGATACGTTAGGTGCTACTGGTGGTAGTAAAGATGCAATTGTTGTTGAACATACTCATACAGCATCAACTAGCACTGCAGGTGAGCACACTCACTCAGTAACCAATGCAGGTCGAGATGGTAGTTTAGGCGGTTACTTTGACAAAGCATCTAGCACAGGTGAGAACATAGGTTCTGATGCTATGGAACCGGCAGGTGAGCACACTCATGACATTACTGTTGATTCTACTGGTCAAAGCGGCACTAACGCTAATTTACAGCCGTATGTCGTTGTTAAAATGTGGCAGCGTACAGCTTAATTAAGAGGAATAAATAATGGGTTTCTTTGATACTATCACAGGAGCAATTGCTGACAATCCTTTCCAAGCAATTGGCACAGGATTAGGTGTTATTGGTTCTATTAATGCAGGTAACGCAGCAGAAGACGCAGCAGCAGCTCAGTTAGAAGCAGCTAAGATTGCAGCAGACGCAGCAGCATTTAAACCATACAGTGTCACTACTGGTCTTGGTACTTCTTACTTTGATACTGAAGGTAAAACTGCAGGGTATGGACTTGATCCTGCTCTAGCAGCATGGCGTGATCAGATGATGTTGGCAGCAGGACAAGCTATGCCTACGTCATTTGACACTACAGCTAACGCACAGCAATACTACGATGAGATGCAAGCTATGATGGCTCCTTCTCGTCAGCAAGAAAACCTACAGATGCAACAGGACTTGTTCGGTTCTGGTCGTCTAGGTATGCGTATGGCAGGTGCAGGAGCAGGTGCAGGAAGCGGTATGGTACAGCCTGACGTATTTGGCATGAACCAAGCACGTGCACAGGCAGATCAGGCTCTAGCTCAACAGGCTCGTGCTCAAGCACAGACAGAACTTGATCAGGCTATTGCTCGTGGTACTGGTTTGTTCCAGACTGGTGTTGGTATTGAACAGCTTGGTCTTACTCCTCTTGAACTTGGTGGTACATTCGGTGGTTACGGTAGCTCAGCAGGTAGCTCACAAGCTAACGCTCTATTGCAGGGTGGTCTAGGTGCAGCTCAGGCTAACTTGGCAGCAGGTCTAGGCTCTAGCAACATGCTAGGTCAGCTTGGTCTTGGTCTAATGAAATTTAATCAGGAGTAATCATGGCTACTAACATCGCAGGATTATTTTCAAATCCAAATGACATTCGTGCAGAACGTCTAAACGAACTAGCTCAGCAACGTCAAGCCATCTCTAACATGGGTGGCTCTATGTCTGATCTTCTTGGTCAGGTTGCTGCAGGTGGTGGTGCTACTGGTGCTATGATGGCTGAAGGACTAGGCGGTATGTTTGGTCTTAAGACTCGTGAAGAACAGAAGGCTGCTCAGCTTAACGACATGGCTAGTAACTTTGACTTGAATACGTCAACTGGTCTTGCGTCATTTGCTAAACAGCTTAACGACATGGGCATGACGAAAGAAGCTATCATGGTCATGGATAAGTACCAGTCTGTATTAGGTGCTGAGCGTGCTGAGCAGGATCGTCAGGAGCGTATTGCTAAAGGTGATACTCGTACCATGACTAAACCTGTTATGCTGCAAGAACCTGTATGGAATACCAAAAAGACTGAAGTTGTTGGCTACAAGCCTGTTGTTAAGAACGTGTCGTGGACTCAGACTTGGAATCCTAAGACTAAGACTTGGGAACCTGCTGAACCACCTACAGGTAACTCGACAGGTAACGGCACATCTGGTATGGTAAGCACTACAAGCGGTAACGCTCGTGCTGCTCAAGGTACTACTGTAGCACGTCCAGTTCCACCTCCTGATCCTAAACAGATGGAAATAGATCAGAAACCGATGGACCCTTGGGATGAGTTTAGCCGTAACGGTATGATGTAAATAGGAGATAGCAATGCCATTTGTACGCATTGAACATCCTTTGTTTCCTGACGGAGTTGAGGTGGAAGAAAGCCTCCTCCAAAAAGGTAACGAAGAACTATTAAATAGAGAGTTGATTGAGCTAGGCAGTAAAATACTGCCTGATGAAGGTATTGCCGGATACGGTTATGACTTTATTCAAGGCTTAACTTCTTCTCAACGTGGTCTATCTGACTTCTTTGGTGGCGATGAAACTGAGGGAGTTAAGAAAGACATTGAAATGTTTCAGCGTATGCGTAGTGAGGGTGACAATGTCGCCTTCGGCATGCGTATGGCAGGTGAACTCCTAGACCCTGTAACAGCCCCTGCTGCCGTTCTTAAGTTTCTTAAGGGTAAGACCATCATTACGGAGCTAATGAAGCGTGGTGCTGCTGCAGGTGGCTTCAGTGGTGTTATTCAACCAGTGTATGAAGAGTTCGGTGATAGCCGTGCACTTAACACAGGCGCAGGTGTCGTGCTTGGTGGCGGTATTGGTGCTGCTCTAGGTACAATTGCTCGTAAACTAGGCTACAAGTCTGCTGATGAAATGGCTCAGGCCATGGCGCAGATGAAGGCCGAGGAAGCTGCACGACTAGAAGAAGCAGTGCGTAAAGAAGTGGATGCACTTCAACGCATTGGTGATAACAATCGTCAGAAGGTAGCAGACAACGAAGCTGCTGCTGCACGTCAGGCTGAAGAGACTGCACGTTTAGAAGCTGAAGAAGTTGCTGCACGTACAGATGCTGAAGCACGTGCTGTCGAGGAACATAAAGCAGAACTAGCAGCTAAGATTGACGAAGTACCTGATGATGCTCCTGACTACCGTCAGCTTGATAAGAACATCAAGTCGATGGAGAATCAAGTCAAGTTCATGGAAGGCGATAAGCGTCTTGCTGATTTGAACAAACGCATTGAACGTCTACGTAACAGTAAGTTGACACCACGTCAGAAAGAAAAAGCACTTTCTCCGTTATACGAAGAACGTAAGCGTATGACTGCTATTAAGGATGAGGCGCAGAAGCTACTCGACCAGAACATTGCAGAGCGTTCACGTCTTCAGGAAGCTAATCGTGCTCGTGAAGAGCTACGTGCTATTGAGGAAGGTAACTACACTCCTCAACTACAGCAGCGTATCAAGGTTAAGGGTGATGAGGCAGTTGTTAAACTAAATGAAGTACGTAACATGCCAGAGCCTAAAGCTCCTAAGCAAGCGCCTCAACAAGCTTCACTAGCTCAGGCAGTACAGCAAGCACAAGGTACGGCAGCAGTGCCACAGCGTGCTACGTCTGCTCCTTTACGTGGTGCTCCTGCTCCACAAGGTACAGCACCAGTACAGCAAGCACCTGTTGCGTCATCTGCAACACCTGCTGCTCCGGCTACACCTACAGCTCCTGCTCCGTATGTTGCTCCAACTACAGCACAGAAAGTAGGTAAGGCTTTTGAGAACGCACTAGGTAACATCTCTACCCGCCTTCGTGAGAAGTTTGCTCCTGTATTCCAAGAGCTACGTCGATACGAAAGCAAAGTACAGGAAGATGCTAACCGTAGAATCAGAGAGTCTAAACCATTCTTTGATGAGGTAGGTCGTCTATCACCAGAGATGCGTAGTCAGTTGAGTGGTCACTTGTTTAGTGGCGACTTTGATGAAGCATACAAGCTCATGACACCAGAGATGCGTAAGGGCTTTAACGTCATCCGTCAGGAACTTTACAAGGTACACAAAGAACTCAAGGATGTCGGTATTGACATTCCGTACATTGAGAACTACTTCCCTCGTAGAGTTAAAGACTTAGATGGTCTACGTGCTTACCTTGGTCGTCAGCATCAGAGTGAGATGGATCGTGTCATTGCTGAGTACCGTGACAAGAATGACGTTAAGCCTAGTGAGCAGCTTGATCCTCAGATTGAAGCAGATTTGATAAACAAAGTTGTACGTAACATTCAACGTAAGCGTACAATCAAGGCAGGTCCAACAGCTAAACGTACCGTAGATAAGAAGTTTAACGCTGAGTTGCTTTCATTCTACGAAGAACCTTCTGAGTCACTAACTAAGTACTACCAGAAGATGACCGAAGACTACTACAAGAGTAAGTTCTTTGGGCGTAGTGGCGTTAAGGATACTGAAGGTAACATCGACCTAAAAGATTCTATTGGCAACACTATCAATGACATGCGCCTACAGGCTAACGGGTTCTCTGACGCTGAAGAGCGTGAGCTACTTGAAATCCTACAGGCACGCTTCATTGAAGGTGAGAAGGCCATGAACATTGTGTTCGCTACTGGTCGTGACCTTGGCTATGTCGGTACGATTGCCAACGTAATCTCAGCCGTTACCAACCTTGGTGACATCGGTACATCAGCGGGTCTTCACGGTGTACGTAACACTGTTAGGGCAATGCTTGGTGTAGGAGGTGACAACAAGTATAACGTAGTTGACATGGGTATAGATCATACGATTGCACATGAGCTACGTGGTAACAAAGCTACCGCTAACTTCCTTAACAAAATGTTTAAGGGATCAGGCTTCGCAGCACTTGACCGTCTAGGTAAGAACACCGTTGTTAACGCAGCAATGCGTAAGAACGAGGAACTTGCTCAGACTGACGCAGGTAAAGCTAAGCTACGTGCTAAGTGGGGTAAGGCATACGGTGATGAGATTGAAAGCTTAATCACTGACCTAGAGAACCGTAACATTACAGACAACACTAAGCTACTTGCTTTCCATGAGTTGTCTGACGTACAGCCTATCTCATTGAGTGAGATGCCTAAGTGGTACTTGGAGAATCCTAACGGACGTATCCTGTACATGCTCAAGTCTTTCACCCTCAAGCAGTATGACATCGTGCGTCGAGAGATTGTACGTGAATACGCTAAGGGTAATAAGAAGGATGCGATAGCTAAGGCAACTGCTCTAGTAGGTTATGCAACTGCAGCCAACTTGGGTACACAGGTAGTTAAGGACATGGCACAGGGTCGTGAGGTACGTCCTGAAGACTTGCCAAGCAAAGCTATGTGGACTCTACTTGGTATCTACGGTTTGAACAACTACATTGCAGAGCGTTACATTTCACAGGGTGATCTAGGCGGTGCGTTAGTTAACACTATCCTACCGCCAATGCCTATAGCTGATTCTATTAAGCAGGGTATCACACAAACTACGAAGATGATTGAAGACGAAGACTACAACTACTTCAAGGCAACAAGAGCATTCCCTATCTTTGGACCTCTTGTTTACTCTTGGATGGGTGGTGGTGCTGAACGATACAATGATAGGTTGGATGACTAATGGCTACGAAGAAGAAGGATTCAAGACTAGAACGTGCGGGTGTGTCAGGCTATAACAAACCAAAGCGTACCCCTAACCACCCGACAAAGTCACACGTTGTTGTGGCTAAAGAGGGTGATCAAGTTAAGACTATTCGTTTCGGAGAACAAGGAGCTAAGACGGCAGGAAAGCCAAAGGCAGGAGAGTCTGAGAAGATGAAGAAAAAGCGTGCCAGTTTTAAAGCTAGACACGCTAAGAACATCAAGAAAGGCAAGATGTCTGCAGCTTACTGGGCTGACAAGGTGAAGTGGTGAGGCTTACCAACCCCACTCACCAGTCATTCCGTTAGCATTATAATCGGTAACAACTCCTTCAAAGAAGTTCTTGAATGAGTCACCTGAGACAATCCACTCCAACCACGGTAGTGGGTTGTCTTCAATACCCCAGTTAGGTTTCAGTCCTAGCTGAATTAATCGACGGTCAGCTACGTATCGAATGTACGTTTTAACTTCTTCCATGCTGAGACCTTCCACGTCACCAAGCTCAAATGCAAGCTCAATAACTTTATCTTCAAGTGAAACCGCATCGCGGAACATTTGGTAGATAGTTGCTTTGAACTCATCTGTAACGATGCGTGGATGTTCTTCACAATACGTGCGGAACAGCTTCGCCATTCCTTCACAGTGCATAGTTTCATCACGAATACTCCATTCAACAATCTCGCACATGCCCTTCATCTTACCAAAGCGTTGGTAGTTCAGAAGCATAGCAAATGCAGAGAACAAGGACATACCCTCATTCATGGCTGAACGTGCAACTGCAAGAGCAAGGCCAGTACTTGTGTGTACGTCAATGTCTTGCATGAAAGAAATCTTCTCAGCCATAGCTTCATACTCAAGGAATGCACTGTACTCGGACTCATCCAAGCCAAGCGTGTCATTGAGCAATGCGTAACTACGTTGGTGAACAAACTCCCTGTTAGCAAAGGAGCATAGCATAGCCCTGATCTCGTTGTTCTTGAACTTGGGCATGTAGTATTCAATGTAGTTAGTACCTACTGCTACGTCAGACTGAGTGAACAGACGTAGTATCTGTGTGATGTGGTTCTTCTCAGCAGGTGATAGCTTGTTGCTCTTCCACTGTGTCACGTCATCTTGTAGCTTAGCTTCCCATTCACCCCAGTGTACCTCTTCATGGTCGATAGCCATGTTCACAGCCCAAGGGTAGCGGAAAGGTTTGTATGTTACGTTAGGTGTTGTTAGGCTCATAGGTCTTCCTCTGGTGGTTGAAGTGATACAGTGATGTTACCCTGCGCTATGTCAAGACAGGCCATGCCGTACCCTTCATCGTATCCTGCGTTGTATGCTTTAGCCCATGCGTGATAGAAAGCAAAGGCGAAGACAGCAAGGATAATAAACCCTGCTTCGTATGTCAATTCAATCAATGTAAATCCTCCTTCTTAGCGGGACGTGATGTCATCATACTGTCAGTCATTAAGTACGTAGCGTGCTGTAAGAACATGACGTATTCGTTCATCAATGCCAGTAGATCAGCAGGGTCTTGACAATTCTCTAGCTCATCTAGGAATGTATCGCTACTGTCCTTCATACTGCCGTACAGTTCCGTTAGTACGATGTCGAAGCTAGTGTAAGAACTCATCTTATTTCCTTCTGTGTTTGTTAATCCAGTATCCGTAACCCCATCGGTTACTAGGGTAGGTGCGTAAGCCACCAGAGTAGGGCTTAGCACGTTTATGATTCAGATGTGTAACAACGTAAGTTATCTGATACTTCTTGAAGCAGCCTTTACCCTTCAAGGACCAGTAGAACTTAGACATGGGTACAGTCCATCTTGTGTTGACCGTTTGGTAACTTACATTGTGGGCAGATGTCGTACAGTCTATACATACGATCTATGCCTTCTTGTATTCCTGCTTCCCAAGCCCACTTAGCCATGTACTCTGGAATCTCAGAGCCGACAGCGCCTCTTGTTCCTTTAAGCCATTCTTCAAAGGTCATCCTTCTTCTCCATGTAATCCTTGAACACTTGCTCAGGCGTGACACCAGTAGCACCTGCAATGATAGACCAGAGGATGCCTTGCTGCGTCATGATGATA